AAATCAGCCGTTTGGGTATCAGTTACTTTCCATGTAAATGTTCCCCCTGCGGCACTAGTGACAGTGCAAGTAGCATCCGCCGCTTTAACTTCTCTTTCTTTATCCCAGATCTGACTTGCAATTGAGTACCCAGTCAGATTGACCGCACTACCTCCTGAGTCCTTCAAAGTCACATCAACACTATGATCTGATCTTCTTTGGATCGTCATGTCATACCTGCCAGGTGCTATTGCCATTAGACCTTTTGCTTACATTGTAAGTATATCAAGATCACGCAGGTTTATTAGGCCAAATAGTATCTTCAGGGTCAGATGTTGTGCTAGGCAAATCTCTTAAATCTTGTCTGTATTTTTTTTGAGCATCTGTCATCGTCCTATCTGATACTCCCCACCAATCTGTTTCTGTCAATAAATCATTGCGAGTTTTTCTTAAAGCAATCCATTTTGCATCAACACCAATACTAGAAACAGTTGTTGCTGTAAAAGTATTGTCTTTATAAATATCCCCAACTCCTACAGAATCACCAGCTACTACTGCTGTTGATCCTTCAGGTGGCGACCATACATTGACATCACCATTCCATTCAACAACACTGGTCACTTTTTCGTTTTCAATAATTGCGTAACGAGCCATAGGTCGAAAATTGTTTACTTCAAGTTTAGCTAGTTGAAACCCAATACTAACTCGATCACACTGACTTCCTACACAATGCCAAAAATATGGCTTAGTACCTGTAGCAGTAAAACGTCTGATCGTAATGCCCTTATCATCATAGTCAGTAACAATTTTTCCGTCTTTGTAATACCTAAAAAAAGATTTTTCTTGATCAGAAGCATAAGTTATATAGAGACGATCAGTTGGGTGATTGTGATTCGTATGCCAACTCATATAACCAGTGTTGGGATAATAAAAAGTTCCACTACACGCAACATGCAAGTCGGGAAACAAACTCTTTATTATTTTTTCTATTGCTTTTGCAGGTTTATCTACGGAAACCCTTGATAAGTTTTTACTTTTACATTTTGGGACATCAAAATCTATAACTGAAAAAAGACTATCTTTAGATATATTATTTTCCCAATCTGAAATATGTTTAGCGTCAGAGTTTTCTTTTATCTCATTTAAATAAGGTTCAATTATTTCCTTTATTTGATTTACTATTTCAGAAGGAAAAGGATTCCGAATTACCACTGGAAGACAACTACAAATCCTGCTCCTCCTGCATTTCCTGCTGAATTAGCTGCATCTGGATGATCTTTTCCTGCTCCACCTTTTCCATAATCATAGGCTGTAAATTCTGGAGGATTCGGCCCAGCGTAACCTGAAACATTCCCAGCCAGACCAATTGTTCCATGCCAGCCAAGTAGGTGGTTGCTACAATTTCCAGCGGCTCCACCTGCTGTATTTACGTTTTGACCTGCGTAAGCCGAACCTCCTCCACCTCCAGCAGTACAAGTTGTCCCTGAACCTTGTGGATTCACAGAACTTCCTCCTCCTGCATTGCCATTACCAGTAGAAGCTGCTCCTCCAGCCCCAACTGTAACCGAAGCATTGTTTCCTAATTCCGAAGCGTTATAGAATTTCAACGCTGTAGCACCAGTTCCACCCTGCCCTGATCTTGCAGGTTTAGCAACATCATCATTATTTGCTCTACCTCCACCACTAGAACCGCCTCCGCCGATCAGAATAAATAAGAATCCTGTTCTGCCAGTCGCAGGGGTGAATGTTGCACTAGATGTATAAGTAGTAACTTCAGCACCACTAATATCCGTGATTAAGCTTGAAATAGCAACAAATGATAATCCCCCCGAACCGTCAGACTTCAAAATATCGTTTGCATTACCATCCGTATTAGGCAGAGTTAAGGTAAAACTTGACGAAATACTTGAATTGGCACGAACAGAGACAGTACTTCCAGATCCACCATCTTGAAGAATTAATGCTTTCTGAGTATTAATCTGCAATCCATTGCCTGCCCAATATCCTATTTCAGTACCGCCTATTGTGATTCCTAATTGATTAGCATCTTTTCTGAATAATCCTGTATTTGTTTCCGTAGCAAAACTTAGAGAAGGCGCAGTATTAGTACCATTTGTCAGTCTTAATTGAAGCTTGGGTAAGCTGGCAGTAGAAGTAAAACTATGAACATCTATATTACCTGCACGAATGTCTAATTGATTAGTAGCCCCAAAATAAATTCCTGTATCTGTATCACCTGCATTTCTTATAGGAAGATTTGTATTGCCTCCTGCTGGAAAGCCTACATTACCTGTGAATGTAGGACTTGCTAAAGTTGCATGACCAAAATTAGCAGCAATATTTCCAAGTGTCGTGTAATCAGAAGCTGCATTACCATCACTAGTTCTTATACATAAAGTATCAGGAGTTGTACTTGTATTAACCCATAACTTACCTATCTCCGTACCAGAAGGTAAAACGGGAGGAGTAGATCCAGAAGAAGTTGTATGAAGATCAGTTAGGTTATTGTTTAAATGCGCTCGGACATTTGCTCCTGTCGAGTTGTCAACTGGATACTGACCAGACGGTACTTGTGCCATTAATTAACCCTTTCCATAACCAACAGCAGTCCAAGTAAAGGCTCTTGCTTGTCGTTGTGCATTTGAATTGTAGATCGAAACAGTAAAATTAGTCTTACTTGATGATGCAATCGTATAATAATCTCCTGTAGTTGTAGCACTAAAACTAATTCCTATACTTGGTGTTGCAGCGAAATTATTCCCAGTTCCAAAACTTACAGTTAAGTCTCCACTATTTGAAGTCGTACCCGAACCAGTCTCAGTTCTTTTGCCCATCATCGGTTGTACTCTTAATTGATCGACAGCTATCTGCTCTAAGTTTCCACCAGTAGAGAACTCAGCTTTTAATTCATATTTTCTACAAAGAATTTCAGCATTATTATAAATTCTCCAGCTCGACCAGTCACTTTCCGAAGGACTCGTTATTTGTGCTGTTCTTACATATAATTTGACATCACAATTCGAAGGGGCTGTTCCATCAACACTTGCAATTTCATCCCAATCAGTCCAAGTATCTACAAACGGGTTGTAAGGGAAGAATGATCTTGCTCTTAAAGTCGTATCAAGTTGAGCTGAAAAAACACCACCTAAATCTATTGGATTATTTGCAAATTTATATGTACCTGACGTATGTAAAGTTGCATTTCCTCCCGAACTACCACCATCAGCAGCCATTAATAATTCACTACTGGTTACAGTTAAATTAGTTTTATTTCCTGTAAAACCACTGTCTTCTTGCTGCAATGTGAGTTTTTGTAGATCAGATAAATCAGGCTTTGTAAATTCACTAAGAGCATATCCAACACTTTCTATACCAGTTGCATCAACAAATTTAATTAAATAAGTACCTGATTTTAAGGTTACATAAGCTTCTTTAGCTGTTCCTGTTAAATCACTATGAATACTAGTAGCAGTTGCCCAAGTAACATTAGACAAATTAGGAGAATGTCTAATTCTTACTAATCCTCCAACAGTCACATCAAGATCAGGCGATTGATTCCAACTAAGTCGAGCAAGGCCATTTGTCGGAACCATTGAAAACCCTGTAGGGTCTACTGGAGCTGCTGTTTTACCAGCTAATGCTCTTTGAAAAAGAGTTATTTGACTTCCTTTATTTAACGAACTATAAGCTTGAACTTGTATATAGATTGTACCTTGTCTTACGTTTCTAATTGTTACCGAAGGAGTAGCAGTTGTTATTATTTGCCAATTATCATTATCTATTCGATAACTAACTCTATATTCAGAAACATTTATCCCATTATGTTGAAAATCAAAATCAAAACCAACAAAGACACCTTGACCCTCTGAATATAAGAACTGTTCTCCTCTTGGGTTTGTAACTGGAGCAGGAGCAGCCCCTAAATTACTTACATTTTTTAAAACAATATCTTCACCAGTATCAACCGTATTGTAAATACTCGAATTATATTGAAGAGCAGTAATAGCAAAATTATTTGCTTCTTTGTCTTCCGTTACAGCAATAATTCGATAAGTCTGAACATCTATATCAGATGTTTTTATCATCCAGAAATTCGGTGCTAGAGGAGCTTGACTGAAACTACCAGTAATAGTAATTGTTCTTCCATTTATTCCGTTATTAGCGATAGGCTTTGTTTCTACTAATCCTGTAGGGAGTACAACAGATAATTGAGCATTTAAACCAATATTTATATTCGATAAATTTTCAGGATTATCAACAGTAACTACACTTGTTGTCGCAGAAGCAATCCTGCCTGACCTTCTACCTGTTCTTCTTAAACTATCATCAATATCAACAACTATTCCTGGTCTTAAAACTAATCCAGAATCATAACCAACAGCAAAACTACATGTTTGAGTAAGTACCTGTTCCGATAAAAGCAACCATCTCCCCATCCGATGAGCTTGGCCTTGTGAATAACAACCAAGAGCTTTAACTTGTTTTTCTTTTATTCCGTATTTTGAGATTGCATCTGCATCTTCTACATATTCAAATTGCACTTCACCTAATGCCGCATAATCCTGCCAAGCAATTGCACAACTTGTATGCCTAGCCTCTTTTGATGTTCCTGAATATTCAAACAATCCATCTATAACATTTGCATTACCAATTAGATATTGACTGTCTTGAGGAGCATCTTGTCGAACAACGATACTACCAGCACTGTAATAGCTAATACCTCTAAATAAAGAGGTCATTTGTTGAATAACATCGTAAACATCACTTCTACTATTAATAAGTAAATTGCAAAGCATACGAGGTTCTTGGCCTCCTTTCATATCAGACACAAGACCATTGGTATATTGACTTATCGTGTAAAAATCCCATTTATCAAGCGAAGATTCTGGAATAGATGCACCATATCTAGTTGAAATTAATAAATCATATAAACACCAAGCAGGATCAGCACACCACGTAGCAGCTTGAAAAGTACCATCCCAAATTCCGCTATACGTTAAACGACCTAATTGTGATTCACCTACACTTCCACTTGTCGAAGTAATAACAGTTGCATTACTTGGAATTTTTACTTTAATTCCACGGATTAAATATTTTCTTTGAGGAATATTTTGAAAAGATCGACTATCAAAACGAAGAAAAGCTATTGCACTATTTGGATACCTAAATTTGTCATCAATAATAACTGAATATTTATACCAAAAAGTTTTAGATTTAAACTTTGAATTTTCATCATCTAATTGAAGCCTAACTAACCTTATATCAACTGGAAAATTCCCTGTAAGTGGAATATCATAATCCCTAAAATACGCATTACTTGATTTACCAGAAATAGTATCAGTCTTAACTGTGCTATAACCTCCACCGTTATATTGAACATCAATACGAATACGTGCTTCATATCCAACAATGTCTCCATCATCTTCTTGTTTTAAAAGAGTTGGAATTTTTAAAGTTACACGAACTCTATCTGTAGTATTTATATTGATTGTTTTAACAACTGCTCCTGCAATAGCTTTGGCTTCTGTCCATTCGTTATAGTTCGCATCACCTTCACTACCTCTAGCAACTGTCATCTCAGTATCAAATACTTCTGGATCTGCTGGTGTGCCGCTATCTGTTATATAAGCTTGGTCTTGAGTTCCATTCTTGGTCACGACTGTATAATTTTGAAAATTATTTGTTCCTGCCGCATCTTGAATAGGAGTTTTATCAAGATAAATTGACTTATTTCCATCATCTAAACCTTGTATTGGCCCTTCCGAAAGCAGATCTAATACTTTCGCGAATTGAACTGATTGAAGTGAATCATCAGCTTCAGTAGGAGTTCTATTACTCCCACCCTTACTTCCACTTCCAGCCCCTCTAATTACTTTCATTTAAACCTCTTGAACAGTTTCTAAGTCAGAACTAATGACCGAAGAGCCAACAAAGACCCGTCCGTAAGCAATTGGAACAGGTGTTCCAACTTGGCTTGTATTAACGATTCCACTAAAACTATAATTTTGCAAATGAGTTGCTTCTTTCATATCCAACTCATCAGTAGGAGATAGCATTTGTGCAATGCCACCTAAAATCATAAGGAGTCCAAAATTTGCAAGTTGAGCATATATTCCAGCACTTGCAACGGTGGAGGTTACACTAAAACCAACGCCAGCACTTGAAACTCCAAATCCTAAACCTGCTGATGCTCCACCCGTAACAAAAGCTAATCCAATTAGTGCAGCACCTATCAAAATATTAGTAAAACCACGACCTGCACCTGTAACAACTGGAGTGATAGAAAAAACTTCTCTTTCACTCCAAGGATGAAGTAAAGATTCAATTTGTTCTTCCCCTATTATTTCTTTCCCTAATTGAACTTTATAACCAACTCCATGCTGTTCACTATCCACCATCCACTTATCTAACCCTTGGAAATTAGCAGTTAAAGCTTTAATTGCTTCCGCAGGTGTATTGACATCAAGTTCAAAAGTACCTTGACCTCCTAATCTTTTTTTTAAAGCTCCGTAAACCTTAACGACTTTCATGTTTTAAAATTTTTGCCGTCACCTTTTGATAATAGCCGCCAAACACATCTCTAGAAGATAATCTTCCTTGAACGTGATGAAGCAAAATACCATCATTTAAATAAATAGCTGCATGATTAGGAACTGGACTTTCTAATTGCATTAAAAATAAATCACCGTAACCAACTTGCCCTAATTCAATTTGTTTAAAACCTTCCTTTGCAAAATTATCTAAATACATATTTTCACCTTTCTCCCACCACTGATCTCTTCTGGTGTAATCATATAATTCAATATTAAATTCTCTTTTATAAAAATCTCTTACAAGAGAATAACAATCAATAATCCCATGAAAAAATTGTCTGCCGACATAAGGTAATTCATACCCATGAGGGATTAAAGATTTCCATTCTTCAGTCTTAGGATTAACAATAAACCAAGGTAAACCCGACTTTTCACAAGCAATTTGATCAGCAGGACTTGGTTCAGGACTTGTCTTAGGATGACTATGAATAATGGCTGTGATTTCACCTTTCTGTTCAGCTAATAAATAATCTTTAGGATCTAAAACAAAATGTTCATCAGGGGTATCAGCTATATTTTTACATTTGTAATACTTATTCCTACCTTTAACAACATGAACTAATCCTACAGCTTCTTTTGGATACGCTTCATTTGCATGATCTAAAGCTTGTTGTTTAATTGTTTTAGTTAAATTCAACTTGATCTACCTGCTGCTGGAAAAGAACCAAAAGGTAAACCATTAGCATCAGCCCCAAAACGCAATTTACATGAATCAATTCTTTTTCCACAACGATCATTAGCTAAAGATGTTTCTGCATTGTCATTTACATCCCAATAATTTGAACCCGTATAACCACATTCACTAGAACGATACTTCCATTGACAGATATTCCCAATTAATTGGCGACATGGAATCTTTTTACCAGGCATATCAAGTTTACTGGTCAATTCAAATGAAACAATATCCCTGTTTTCTGAAACTTTTCTATCTATATACCAAATTTCCATAGGCCACTGAACATTAGGATCAGCAGCAGCTTCTCCATCTAGAAAACGTCTTAATGTACGAATACGTCTTATCTCTGCCCCAAGTAAATCATTACCTGGTGTTACACGATTAACTTCAACTAACAACGCCGTAATAGCTAAATCTAAATTAGCAACAGATATTGTTGGTCTTGGTAATTTACCAGTCGAATTATATTCAAAACCTGTTGCTTCCAAAGGCATCCGTACATAAGGTTGTCCAGCCCAAGTAATATTTCCTGTAACACCTGCATTGCATCCGTTATGCCATCTAATAGGAGAACTAATGGCTGTACCATGTAAATCTGTATCCAAGTGCATTTCAAATAATTCAATAATTGAACTTGGATTTAACTTCGAGAGTTCTTCATAAACACTACTAATTGCAGTCCAAGTCAATTCATTGTCTACAACAGTTGAACCAATATCTGTAGGCCAACTTGGTTCAGAAGAACCACTGGTGTATGGAGAAGAACCAGAAACAGAAGTAACCTTAAACAGTAAACCTGTTACTTGAGCAGTCGTAGCTCTACGAATATCACCTACTAAATAAGAGGCTCCTGCCGCCCATGCTGAAACTGCCATTATGGTTCAAATACCTCTTGAAAAGTGGCATTAATCGTTGCATATCCCGCATAATTTATTTGTTTATCCCAACTTGAACAAATGTAAAGACTAGAACCTTTAACTGTCGTCCATGTAACTTCATTATCCGTGACAGTTGTTCCTATTTTTAAAGGCCATGAAGGTTCGCTAGACCCGCTAGTGTATGGAGAAGAACCAGAAACAGCAGTCACCTCATAATAAAAACCAGTTTCATTGTTAGTAGTTGGTTTTCTTATGTCTCCAACTGAATAAGCCGTACTAGCTTGCCACGCTGTTGAAGTACTTGGTTCGTTAGGAGCAGCCCAAGTAAAAGCTTGTCCATTATTTGCTGCTCTTGCGTCTAAAAACAATTCAATTTCATCACTTTGAGCTTCAGAAATATTTTCCCAAACAGGATTCCAAGTTTTTGCATTTTGATTTAGGCCAAACGTCAATCTTTGAATATATCCATCTCCAAATTGAACAGTTTTGATATTAGGCGCAGATTTTTTTGATAATCCAAAAGTAGGAGAAATACTAGGAAAACTTGGATAAGTCATAATTTAATTACTAAGAAGTCCTCCAGGTCTTTGCTCCTTAATAAGTTCGGCTTTGACCGCAACCCCTATTAATTTACCAAGTTGACTAGCTGTTGGAGTGTCACCCTCAACTTTAGTACCTTTCGCATCAACTGAAACATTAACAACTGTACTGCCACCACTACCACCAGCTATTCCAAGTTTTCCATCTTTACCACGCTTGAGGGGGACGATGGCCTCAGGACCAGCTTCTCCCATCAGGCCAACTCCCTTGGCAAATGGGAAGAGTGTAGGTCTGTCAACTATGCCTCCTTTGGCGTAAGGGACAATGCCGTTTTTAGCAAAAACTCCTCCCTTTGCATAATCTAAAGTTCCTGAACCACCTGTATAGAAAGTTGTAACTCCCTCACCTAAAGCTTTTGTTGTAGCTTTATCAACCTTCGGCCCACCACCACCAAACAAAGCAGCTAATGGATTACCATCCATAAATGAAGACAACATATTAAGCATCATTTGTTTAATTATTATCTTTGATAAATCCGCAATAACAGAACGAGCAAATTCCTTAAATTGCAACTTTCCAGTCATCACAAAGTTCGTCAAAGAATCAGCCATCCTGTCAAACATCGAAGCTGTTACATCAGCAATTTGTTGTACAGCAGGTTTCATTGACTCAATCCATTTTTTAGCACCACCCGCTAATCCTTCATAAACTTTTGCACCCGTACCTTTCACACTTTCCATTTTTGCTTGCAGCGAAGTCCACAACTCCATTAATTCTTTAAATTCTTCTTTATTCCCTTCTTTTGCTGCTTCCATTGCACTCATAATCGTTGCCTGTGCCTGTTCTAAAGCAATCAACTGTGAATTTTTTGCTATATCACTTGTATCAATTTCACCTCCACCTTTTCCAATCAATCTTCCAATAGAACCCATCCAACCTCCTTCTTTCATACCTTTTGTGGTGTCACCCATACTTGCCTTTATTTCTTTGATTTTCGACTCAATTTTATCTAATTCTTTTTGTGCCTCTACAAGAGACGTAGTACCATCAGCAATGTTAGAAGCCATACGGTCATATTGAGTCAATTCTCTATAAACAGCCGTTCCAATAGCAGCAAGACCAGCAGCACCTAATAAAATCGGATTTTTTCTTACAAGAGCAACTGCTCTTAAAAGTTGTACGTTTAAAGCTTTAACAGAGAAATTTGCTAAAAAAGCACCAATACTAATACCTTTTAAAGCTTTCTGAACCAATAAAAGCTTATCTGCTATTAAACCTATATTTGCAATCAACTTTGCACTACTAAATGCAACAGTAAACGTACCAGCAAAAACAAGAACAGCTTCGGTGAGATCATCAATTCTCTTCAGCAACCAAGCAAAACCTTGCCCAATTTTTAAAACAACTTTTGCGATCTCCACAGCAGCAATAGCAATACCTTTAGCCACAGGTATGAAAAGAACTGCAAGTTCTTTCCCTAACTCTTGAAAATCAGCACCTAATCCTTGTAAAACTTTACCTACTTCCATCTTCATTGCGTTCATTTGTATTAACAATCTTGCTCCAGCTTCTTGCGGTGATTCTCCAATTTCCAATGCAGCATCTTGAAACTTAACAAGACTATTTACAAACTTCAATAACATATCTAATCCAACTTCTCCGTTCTTTAATTGTTTCTGTAAACTTGCCGCATTTAAATCGTTTGCTTTAGCAAACTCCGTAACTGCCGCAGGGAATCTCTCCCCCAATTGTCCACTCAATTCTTCCGCAGATACACGCCCCTTTGAAAATATTTGAACCATCGCAGTAATCGCACTCTTAGCATCTTCAGCACCACCAGCAGTACCTTTAATTGCACTTAAAATGTTTAAATAACTTGTTGCTGCAATTTCAATATTTCCACCTGCTCCTAATACAGCAGCAGATAATCTTGTCATTCCTTTAGTTGCTTGATCTTGAGGAATATTTAGATTTTTTGTTGCAAGTTCTGTTGCTTTTAAAGCAACTTCATAATTCTCTTGCGTCTTAGTTATTTCTCTTAAAGCAATTCGATCTTTATCTATTTGTGCTGTATAAGAAGCTGCTCCAGAGGCATAATTCATTATTGGAGCTGCAACTTGACTAGCAACTAGACCCCCTGTAATAGCTCCTTGCTGTAAATTTCCACCTTTACGCAAGGCTTCAACGCCAACACCTAAAGTTGAACCTAAGAACCCAGCAGGCCCACCAAAGAAACTTGCACCAAGTATTCCTTGTGCTGCTCTCCCTAGATTTTTGCCACTGAATTTATTATTGTTTAAGCGTGATAATGCTTCATCTGTCGTCGCAATCGCTTGAGTAGCTTTCTTGAAAGCAACAGTTGTTGGATCAAGACCATTTCTAATTTCATCTAGCTTTGCTTTTTGCTGAGTAAGCGTATTGATATTAAGTTTCCCTGTTTTTACAGATTCTTGAAGACGTTTTACAAAATCCTTTTGACTTTCAGTAGCTCTTTGAATACTTGATAATTGAGGACCATATTGATCAGCACTAAAACCAGTCTCTCCTCCAGCTAGGAATATATCTCGCTGCATCTTCCCTGCACTTGTTCCACCAGCAGCAGGTAAAAGCTTTTGACCATAGATATTTTGAGATTTACCAGCAACTTTCTGACCTATCTCTTGCCTTCTTTCCTTTAACCGTTTCGTACCTTTATCTACGATTGCTTGAAGTTCTTTCTCAGCAGCAGTTATCTCTTCTGTAACTTGAAGCCATTCCTTATTCTCAGGATTCAAAGCCATAAGATCCTGTTGAAGATCTTGTACTTTCCTTCCAATTCCTAATGGCGATTTATCATATTGTCTTGGGCCTCCTAAACCATAAGGATCTGAATCTAATAATTTCATCCCTGGCCCTAATATTTGTCTCTTCGCACTCGTCTTTGAAGGGCCAAGACCTCTTGGGGCTACGGGAATCCCAAGATTATCCAGAGCCTGCCCCCGAAAAAGCTCAGTTAAACTTTTAGCTTGATCACCTTTCCTTTGGGTAAATAACTTACCTGTAATTGCGCCAGTCTTCCAATATTTTGAAACTTCTCCTTTACTAAATCTAAACCTATCTAAATCTTCAGTTAGTTTTGTACCTTTTATTCCTAATAACTCATCAGCAACAAGTGATGTAGCTCTAAAAAAACCATCTATACCTTTCCATCTCTTTGTCTCAGGACTATCATCCCTCCCTCTCATCCCGAACATGGTTGCAGGAGAAGTTCGTCTATTCTTCCTAGAATCAAGTTCTAACCCTCTTACATAATCTTGATGAATCTTGGATTTTATATGAGTAACATTAAGTTTATTTTGTTCGGCAATTTGTCTTGTTCTTGCTCGTTGCGTTGCTAACTCTTCTGCCGATCTATCATTAACTTGTCCAAGAAGATGATTTTGAGTTTGTTGTTCACCAGTAATCTTGGTGACTAAATCTAAATATGGTTTACCTGTAATATCTAAACTTTGATCTTGCCTTCCAAGAGCCTGTAATTGATATTTATTTAAAAGACCTTGAGAATCTAATTCAAAACCTGCCTTAAGAGCGTCATGCCTTAAAGCCCTTTCAGTCTTGCCAAACGCAGCCTTTGACAAGCCTCCTTTGCCTGGCCCAAGTTGAAACTGTCGTAAATAACCTTGATCGCCTGGTTCTAAATCATCCCAAGAAAGCTCTCTAAAGCCACGTTGTAATTTGTCAAGTCGCCTAGTAAATTCATCGAGAGTTCCTACTAATCGCTCAGAACCTTTACCGCCACCAAAATATTGCGTCCCTAATAAATAACTTAAAGTATCTTCTGTCTTTACTTTTGAAGGCTTTAATTTTCTTGCTTTAGTACCTTGTAAAAAACCTAATATTCCACCAGATTTTCCACTAACACCACCTTCTAAATCAATTTGTGTTTTTAATTCTCTATTTAAACTTCTTATATCATTAGTTAAATCTCTATATACATTGTTTGTATTTTTTGCATTACCTCTAATCTTTTCAAACGCTGCAATCTGAGCCTTTAATCCATTTGTAGTACCTGCCGTTGCCTTACCAAGTGACTTAACTGCTATAACTTGATTCTTTAACTGAGCTTCTGTTAATTTTCCAACTTTCTGTAACTGACCTAATTCTTTCCGTAAATATTCAACTTCTTGACCACCTTCCGCTTGTAAACGGATCTTTAGATCAGCAATTGTTTGTCCTTTAGCCATTATTTCGACTCCTTCTTACTAAATTCCTTAAGTGCCGCAGTTTCCATAATTTGAAGTCCTTCCAATACCTCAGTGCGGTCTTTTATATTGTAGAGGTCAAATAGACCTCCAGCTACTAATAATACTTCATATTTTAATCCAACATACCCCGCCATTGAGACAGTCCATTGAGTTTGCATCTGCAAAAACATGATAACTGTCTCCCAATTACAATCCCATACCTCAAATTCATCCTTCACTTCTGGACTTTTAGGAATCTCAATACCGAACGCTTTTGCATCTTCTTGAGTCATATCTTCTACTTGCTTGCCGCCAGAAGTCCAGTAAATAGCGGCCTTTGTTAGTTTCCCTCCTTACCTGTTGTATAAAACTTCTGGAACGCTTCGACAACACCAGCTACGAAATCAATATCTTCTGAAAACTCTTTTAATGTAGCTTTGGTGAAGGGGATCTCAGTTCCATCTTCTTCAGTAATATCACTCCAGCTAACAACAATCTTTTCTAAAGCCTTATCTTCTTCTGCTTCAGTAAAGGCATTTAATTCTTTTTTTGTTAATCGTTTGAATTTGACAGTAAATGTATCTGTCTCAAATTCTCCTGCATTTGTTTCAGAAGGACGTTTGATTTCGACAGGCCAAGGATAGGCTTTTGACTTTCTACGGATAAATGCCATAAAAAATAATGATATGCCTTATTACAATAGCCCAAAAAAAGGGGGGTATAAACCCCCCCATGCTTAGAAGTGACGATTTAGCTACTCAAAAATGAGACTAAGCTCGTTATTTCCCGCTGTAGTAGGAATCATTGTGAAAGGTACTTCCCACATAGCAATACCATCTTCTTCACCATAAGAAATCGCTCCCAAATCGCAACGATTCTTAGATGTTTGATCAGTAACAAGACCTGATTGAACTGTGACTTTATTAAGAGTAGTAGTTCCATGAGTGAAACTAATCTCACCTAAAGTTCCATCTGCAAGTGCAGCAGCAAATGGGTCAAACTGTTGACTACCACCACTAGCTAAGTTGACAGCTTCAACTGTTACAGAACCAGTAATGTTTCTATTAGTGATCAACACTTCAGGGCTACCACCAACCAACTCACGATAAACAACCTCATTACCAATATCTAATGAGAAGTTGCTCATCTGCAAACCTGTCTCTCCAAAGATCTTGAAGTTAGTAGTATTGCCATTATCAAACAGCACTGGATCTGCTTGCTTGTTGTAACTAGGAGTTAATGCAGTTGCGTCAGTAGGAGCTATGTAAACTCCAGTAAAAGTGAAATCAATAGTAGGAATTTCACCAACACCACAAGTAATAGAAAAACTTCCTTTTGCTCCTTTTACAGTGTGCTGAACACCATCAATGTTGTAGAGAATACTGACTGTAGTAGCGACAGTGGAGTTTGGAATAAACAAATGCTTTGCATCATCTGTTGATTCTCCTGTGAAGCCACAAGCTTCAATACATTCTCCATAATTAGGAGCAACGTCAGCATCAGTACCAGCACCAACACCTGCCATTTCAACAGAGAAGGTACAAGAAACTCTGGTGTTTGCTTGAAGCTGTTCACTGGCTCCAAAATAAGGTCTGACTAAATCACGACTTACAACATCACTCTCCTGTGGAGTAATACTTAAATCACGAACTAGAAGACAGTTAGCCGCCTGTGGAGCATTGTAAGTTCCAGCAGTTGACTCTTTCAGAACAGCAATAACTCGTTTGCGTGTTAATAAAGCCATTAGTAATTACCTTGATTGAGATTAAAGAAGGGAAAAACATCCCAACTTTTTTCAAGAATTTCAATCAATATCATAGACAACGTGCCTTGTTAGGGGTCAAGAAAGACTTCCGTAAGTAGTTCTGTAATCAACTTCAAATTCACACATGATCAATCCTGCTGGTTGATCTGCCTCTATTAATTCAAACGTAGTAGTAGAAGGACGTATATCTATCGCTAAGCCACCAATCGTAGGATCAGTCAATAATTTGGAATGTAAACTTTCAATCGTTGCATCAGCAAGATTATCTGGGATTGTCCCTCTTGCAATGACAACCACTCTTATTCTTAAAGTCCAATCAATATGGCCTGTAGTACCTCGAATATTAGGTTGATCATTAGTCCATTCAACAACAATTGCTGGTGACTCTGCTCTAGTAGTAGGTTCTGCTCTCGACCGATAGATGCGAGTTCCAACTCCAGTCGTACCAGCAAGAGTTGTTTTTAATGCTGCTAAGATCCGTTCTCTTTTACTTGCCATGAGTTAAGTTTTCATTAATGACAGAATACAAAAAATTCCGTCATCTACCTTTCTAACACTACGCACCGTATATTTTATTGCATTTACAGTTAAAGCTGATTCAAACGCAAGTTCTCCTAAATCAGAATTTTTTGCAGTTAACTGATAATCAGTAGTTAGGACAACACCATCAGCAATAACTTCATCAGGTTGTTCGAGAATACCTTTGTAATTCGTACCGTCATACACAACGGTATCGGAAAAATCATCTAAGAATACATCTATATTTTCAAGAAAAGCCATAAAAAAAAAGCCCCTAAAAAGGGGCTATATAAAATTAACCGTACTTTTTCAAACCAAATCCATTTACAGAGAATGTAAATGACTGACCTGATGAACCACCAATTGTGTACTTGATGCGAACATAACGTCTTGCATCATCCTTATTCACAGAAACTGTTTGAGCAGAAGCTGTACCAGTTACTTGCGTAAAAGCAACAGCACCTGAAGAAATAGCAGCGAATGAGGAGTTATCAGCAGAGTCTTCAATTGTTACGTTGAGAGTTGGGCTTGTACCAGCACCAGCAGCAGAGTCCAAAACAAATACAACATCACCGTCATAAAGTCTTAAATCAATACCTGCTGTTTGGCCTGTAGCAGTCCTAGCTGCTGTTGGATGACCTGCGATCAAATTTAATTTGCCGAGGTTCTGTTGAATAACTGACATTTAAGCTGTCTCCTTTTTAGGAGTAGAAGGTTTTACTTTTGGAGCCGCAACCTTCTTTGCAGCAGGCGCAGCTTTCTTTACAGCAGTTTCAACGACTAATTCAGCCTTGTTACTGCTGATCAACATTCGACCTACGTTTTCTTCTACCTCAAGTGTGGTGCCAGCCTTGTTAGCAAGGCCAGCAACCATCACTCCTCTGATGAGTTTTACCTTCATCAAATTAGGTTCCGAGACAGAAAGCAGTTGGCTGTTTAACACCGAAGTCCACATCTTGCAGCGCCACTATTCTAACGCTTCCTGACTTGGACATTGCGTATGGGTCAACAGTGATGTCTAAACCAGACCAGAACGCAGCTATCAACTGACTAAAGTCACCGAATAAGCAGTCGTTGTTTGTTAACTGGTTAGAAACAATTACTGGATAACCATTAATTTCATTGTTCGCAAAAACAAATTCACCTGATCCAGCATCTTTCTTAACGCTCTTCAATCC